GTTTACTGCAACCGGTTCGGCTTCCAGCGATGCCAGCGCAATTCGTGCCAGTTCCATTTGTTCGCCACGGGTAAGCCCGTTATCAAGCGGATTTTTAATGAATAATTCGATACGTTCTTTGGTAATAGTGGTCATTTGTTAATCCTCAAAACTTTATGCCCGGGCGCAAAAGCACGTGTTTTGTCTTTACTTATTCGCCACCCGTCTTTACGGGCCTCTTTTGCACAACCAGACCATGACGTACCGATATACTCACCGAAGTCTGGCACTGGATATACACCTTCCGTACACTGGCGGCAGTCACAATAGAGATGCATGGTGTAACTTGCAGCGATAGCCATATCACTCTCCTTTGATGCGAATGCCTGTTGCAATGCTGTTTATGATGCTGTCAGTGCATGGGGTAGAAAGCTGGGCATCTCCAGCAATTTTCATGACATCAACATCTGCATATCGAATACCGAGGTGTATCAGACCGGCTATACCTGACTTAAGCCGAGCATTTTCCATAAACAGATCCTTTGCCCGCTGTTTTTCTGCCTCAAGCTCAACGCGCAACTTCCCTACCGTTAGCGCAATATCCTCGTTCTCCTGGTCGCGGGATTTGATGTATTGCTGGTTTCTTTCCCGTTCATCCAGTAGTGCCAGCACGGTTTCTGGTCCGGCCAGAAATTTGAAGGCGTTGAGCGCATCAATATCCACACCGTAATCTTTAAGTTCCTGTTCGCTTATCAGATCATCATCAACTGGCAACATTAACAGGCGTTCCATTGCCGGAATTGCACGTTCTGCCGCCTCACGCAGTGCCTGATAGTTAATTTTGGTCATATCACATCACCCTGAAGCCGTTGCATTTACGTAAAAAATCGCAGATATAGCCCTTCATTTTTTCGTGCCAATCTCGATCATTCCCATTGCACCAACCATCAGGTGGAGTCCAGTTTTCTATCAGAGCAGCCATTTTCTTTGCTTTCGCCGGAGTAGCTGTTGCGGTATCGCAGTAATGACGAGTGTCAACCAACGTATCCATACCATCGATATCAAGTACGCAAAACCATGTGTGATTCGGCATTTCAACAGATGGTATTTGTTGCCCACGTCGACGTTTATCAATAAGACATACAGTCACTGGTTGCCTCCTTTGCGAAGCTGGGCAGCAAAGTCAACTAACCACTCAGTCATTTCAACCTTCCCTACCAGGTCTGAACCAGGGTGCATACAGCAATCACTCTGCGCCGCTTTGAAATCCTTATACTCATATTCTTGGGCCACCAGATTTTTTGCAGCTTCTATAGCAGCATCCACCCCCTGCGCCCGGACTTCAGCCAAGAAAGCGTCGGTGGCTGACATATTTCCTGTTGCCTTCATGGCCTTCAAAATAACCAGAACGCCATCTCGCCCAACCACCTCAGCGATAACCTCGGTGTTGTCGCCAACAACATCGCAGAATGCCTGAAATGCCTTACGAGCCAGCTCATTCTCCACTGCCAGCGCCGTGCGATTACCCTCCAGCTCTGCAATGCGCTGTTTTGCGGCATCCAGTTCAATCGACAATTTTTCCAACTGCTCTTGATGCTTCTTGTATTCCTGATATGCGTGCCAAGACTGACCTTTGCGCACACTATCAGTGATATCAGTAATCTGTTCTGGTGTTAGCGTGGTCAGTGGCTGTGATGGGAAAATAAGCACTTTCCCGGAATCCCAATCAAAACCAGCGTGAATTGACTGAACCTCAACTGAAGGTGTTGAACCAATGCTGCCAGGCGAATGAACAACGATCGTTACATCCATATCGCGACGATGGCTGTGGTTGTTGGACAAAATACGATTCACCAACTCAGAAAATTTGGAAAATTTCATGCTGATTCCCCTTTCTCTGCTCTCTCCTGTCGGAACATCACTATCATCAGGTCGCCTTTTGTCGCTATCCTGGCTGTTGTACCTGGTTCAATGCGGCTAAGCTCAAATGCGTCATAGAACGCTTCTAATGCCTTCTGGCGTAGTTCCTGTTTGCGCCGTTTTTTCCACTGTTTTAGGAAAATGGAACCCAGCCATCGCCATGTACGGGACATGATGTAAAGCCAACCGAGAAGTGCCAGACCGGTATTTAGGAGCGTATCGATCGTTATTGTCGTGTCGATATTCACTGGCTGCTTCCTTTGCGAATCTGTTCCGCCCATTCTTCAAGGGATTTCTCCGCATATTCACCAGACAGGCCATCAATCGGATGCGCTTCATTAGCCAACTCTTCTTTCGCTGACAAAATCATGCGTGTAACGTCGAAAACTTCACGCAAAGACTTATTGATAAATCCGTGATTGAACGCAGCAGCAAGACGGCTGGCGGTATAGTTAATCCCCTCGTTGCGTGCTTCCGCACGAATTTCAGCCAGAAAAGCATCGGTAGCTGGAGTTTCGCTGTGGTGTAGGGCATCGTTGATAATCATTGCAGCAACACCAGCCTGCCCTGCATCCGTGACCGACACATGATCAAGAGTTACAGCCATTGCGTGTTTCAGCCCGGCGTTCTCTGCCACCAGAGCCGCGAGCTTAGTCTCAAGCGGTGCTATTCGGCACATAGCATCAATATTTGTGTCCTCCAGGCGCTTAATTTCACCAAGTAGCTCCAGTGCAACCTTTGGGTTGAATGCGGCAATATAACGAGCGTTGTTCTCTGCGTTTTTCAGTCCATCAAAGCCGGTCCATTTGATAACATCTTCACATCGTTTATCACCGGGCGTATGCACCGCATACGTACCAGTACCCGGCGAAATAAATGCGACCCATTCGCCCTGTGTTGCCTGTTTTGCTATCTCACGCAGTGCCCGGTAATTAATTTCGCTCACTGGCTGCCTCCTTTGCGGAGTTGCGCTTCGATGCACGAAAAAAAAGACTACCGAGTATGACTGTTAAGAGCTGGTGCGAACGCCGCGTTAAGAACGGCAGCATCACAGCCGTCATCAATATAGAGCGCAATTTTTTTCTCCAGGCGCGCTTTGGCTTCCTGCAACTGCATACCCCGGCACGCACGCGGGATATAATCAGCAATTTGAGCGATAGCTTTTTCGTTCTGTTTAAACATGCTTCACCTCGATAGGCTTGATGGTGTCTAACAGCAGTCGACGGCGCGTATTTTCTGCAAAGTGGCGGCGTCCGGTATCTTTGTGGTAAAACTCATTTTTGCCGACGACCCACATCCGCTCTGTTTGGTGCAGTTTTTTTACCTGCGGCCCGTCTTTGGTGATCACGGTGCCGGTATGGGTTTTTACGATTGTCATGCCACTACCTCTTCGAACAGATGAACGAGACAGGCCGATGCTCGTCCACCTGAAAAACTGACGATTTGATGCATACTCACGGTTTATTCCTGAATGCGCTTAAACTCGATTACCCACACCCAGGGATTAGCGTTCCAGCTTTCTTCACCATAGATGGATTCCCACAGGCGCTGGAACGCAACCTTGGCCATTGCGAAATCCCTCTTGGGAGTAAGGAATGTTCCCGGGTGATCAGGAAGCAAACTTCCAGCAGGCGGAACGCCCTCAGCCCTTGCATCGCATTCGCTGATATCGTTCAACCGTTCAACGCGCACGTTGGTAATTTCCAACAGAATGCGTGATGCCCATCGCGGCATGTGAATTGATGGACGCCACCCACCATCAAACTTTTCATTCACAGTGTGAGGTTTCCAGTCGGCATCATCGGGTATCGACCATAAGCCGTAATCACCAGGTTTTTGCTCACAACTGGCCCGATAAATCCTTGCTGCGTTCTTCTCATCGCCACGACAAAGGTTGTCGTTCCAGTCCACACTGCAACCATCTTCATTGCCTAATATCGTCCATGTTTCACGAACCCAAATTCGATCGCCGACGATACCAAAGGGGCAATTGAAAACACTGCTTACACCATCAGCCCCGTACCACTGAAAACCTGCACCAATTTCCCTAACCATCACTGGTGCTTCTGGACCAACTTCCGCAGGCTGATTTTTCATTATCCGCCGCGTCTGCGTTTTCCTTCCTTCGAGGATGGCTCGGACCATCTCATCGTTGAAAATCATGCCGCGCTCTTTCACTTCGCCTTTCATGCATCCCCCTTACCCATGCGCGACGATGCCGCCAAAAGTGATAGAGAACAGCCAGAAATAGATCGCGGCCATAATGATTTTGAATGCCGTGTTCATATTTTCAGCTCCTGTGATTGATTGGATACATGCCGCGCCTTGCGGCATGTTTTTATTTTCACTTTCTCTGTTTTAAAAATCAAGATTTATTAGAGCAATTATTGTTGATGGAGAAGCGCGTTTTCATACTCCCTGACCATTAACGTAAGTACGCCGTGACTCCTGAAAACACGCGCCACGTCAATCTTATCTTCCAGCGCGAACGCAATTTTACTTAGACCAATTTTCTTCAGGATATCAATCTTTGCTGGACCGTCATTTCTGTCATCGGTGGCAGGACGCATAGATAGCAAAGGCTCAGTCCCATTTGTTACGTGCTTACGCAACCAGGCTCGTGTTTTATCCCTGGCTATCTCACAGCGCCCGGTTACAAACCAGAGGGTGTAAATGCCGGACAACTGGCGCACCATATCAATAACTGAAGTGATGGGAGCATCAGTGTCACAGGCAAGGTTAAACTCGTTCCAGTGCTCTGTTAATGCACCTTTGCCAGGTGGTGGAAGTAAATGCAGCCTGTCTTCCGTTGCCTCTGATATCGTCCCATCAATATCTACTATGACGATGTACGGACGTTCCTGGTGTGCGTGTTTATTGAAAATACTCAAATGCCCTCCTCATTGGACGAAAAAAATGCTGGTGGGAGCACTCCACCAGCATTAAAAGTGACACTGTAACTATCAGCGAACGTAAATAGTGCCGCCGTTCTCTTTTTCCCATGCATCGCTACGTGCATAGCAAACATCGAGAAGTCTTCTTGCCGCAGTTTCCTCTAAACCCAATTCGACAACCAACTGCTCATGACGGCGGGTAACCACATCAAACAGGGTATGCAGCCCTTTAGTTGCCAGATCATCAATGAATTCCGGTTCGAACGGCAGCTCTGCATCTGCCAACATAACCTCTTGCGCCCACTCAACTCGACGGACCAATTCCGGCGGCGGCTTTCCATCTCTTTACAGATCAATTCATGGAAGAACTCTACCCAACCTTCCGGCTGGAACTCGCGGAAAATTGCCAACGGCTGGAAGTTTGGCATCAACCATTCGTTGATTCGGATATCAATGGCATAGCCCATGTCGCAGCAGAACTGATAAGCAAAGTCCAGCTTAGAAACGATATAAGGACGCTCGTTATTGAACTCTTTAGGCGATGAGATCCCATAAGCCAGGAGGCGCGGGAAGAAGGAGATTTGCCCTAACGTCGGATGAAGTTTGCTTGCAGGGAAACGGCGCTCAGTAATGCCATACATTTCCTTCTTGAGCGTCGCAAATTTGGCATTCTCATTAACCAGCGCGGTAACCTCTGCTTTTTTATTAGCAAATGCCACGCGCGCTTCGCTTGCATCTTTAATAGTTTTTTTGAGCTGTTGGTTAAGGTCAGCGACCTGCTTACGCAGTTCCTGTCGCTCGCTTTTAGCTTTGTTATAGCGTTTCTCAAGGTTAAAAGGATCAAGTTTCATGATCTCTTTATATTGAGATTTTAGCGTTGAAATCTGTGAGTTCCGCAGTTCAACCATCGCGGTCATTTCATTGAGTTTTGTTTCCAGCTCAATGCTTATACGTTCGGCATTATCAGCACGCTGGTTGGCGTCATGCGTCGCATCGTCGATCGCGTCCTGTTGCTGGCGTTTCAAATGTTCAATTTGCAGCTGAAGCTCTTCAATTTCTTTACCCTTCAGACCGAGATCCAACTGCATATTTTCAGCTGCATCTACCAGGGAGTTATGGCTATCAGCTTCTGCGTTATAAACATCAATAAGCTGTGCGTGAAGCATCTCCGCTGACTGAACCGCATTATCAAAAAAACGTGCTGTGAGGTCATCACAACTAACGCGGCGTTGCGCGGCCCGGATGTTCTGGATAATGGCCGGGATACCGGCATTCAGGACATCAGGGATAGATACATTTTCGATTGATTGGTTTTGTGCTGAAGTGCTCATTTCAAAGTTCCGTATTAGCTTGTGCTTCGGTCATTTTTCCTAAGTATGAAGGAGGAAGGACTACGCAATTTGTATCCAGTCCCTCACCTATGGCAGCCTGTAAAATTCTGGCTAAGGTGAGTCTCTTGTTGCGATACCTGGTGATGACATGCCTGATACCGCCGGTCGGCGTAACAAAGGCGATCAGCCAGTAGTGATATTTCCGTCGGAATGGCCACATAGTGCACCTTATAGATTGCTCTAATAAAAAACGTGATGAGTGTACATCACGTTTCAAAAATATGGAATTATTAGAGCAATATTATTCTGATTCCTGCTCAAAAAACGAGCTAATGAGGGGAATCCAATCCTCTGACACTTCGCGAGGTCGCGGTTTGCCGTGGAAAAAGATTATTCGGCAGTCCTTTGGTAATGCCCCATTCCCCCTGGAGTAACGCGCGCTCGCATATTTTGAACCAGGTTCCACAACATCGGCCTTGTAACTTACAAACCATCCTGGATACAGATCCTGAAATGCTGGTGTATCATCGCCCATAACCTTCCGTAAGAACCCCTGATCACCCCAGCACTCAGTAGTGACACAACGAGAAATCCAACCTTCCGGATCTTGCCAGAATGAACTCCAGATATGCGCTTTTACACTATTTGGTATCCACAGGGCACCGCTACCACGATATTGTGGATGGTAAAAATCCCTAAGCATGGTGAAGCTGGTTGGTGGATTCTCAAGGATTGGGCGTATATCACCGGCAATAACTGTGTCCAAATCCAGATAGAACAGATCATCTGTTATATCCGGTCGGAACAACTCGATTTTCGCCCACCAGCCACGGCACTTTTGCCACTGGTTGATCAATGGGACAACTTTGACGCCAGGTACATGTAAACGCTTCAGGTCTGTCAGGCAAATAATTTCATAGCCTTTTGGCAGTTGATTAACCAGCCACTGCACATCGGAAGCGTTATAGTCACCACCAGAGCGAAAAACTAAAGCAATCTTCATGCTGCACCATCACCTTTCACTTTCATCAATGTCAGGTTTCCGCAAAATACGGCACCAGTGTCGATATACTGCTGATTCCAGAATGTCTTCGGGCTTTTCACCGGAGTGTGACCAAAGATAAAACGATCTGCGCCCGAAATTTCGCCACCAATATCATCCATCGAATCACTGATACGCTCGCGCGCCCAGACAACGTTGAAAAGCGGCACCTCCTTACCGAATTGGTATTCATTATCCGGATAGTCGGCATGGGCTATAACGATAGTTTCTTGCCCGGTGTTCAACTCAATGATATAGGGCAGACGCTTTACCAGCTCCACCAGCGCCCAGGCTAATATTTCCTGATCAGTGTCCAGCATGAAGAACCATTGTCCGCCATTCATTAGCCAGTTATTCACGTTGCCATCTGGACTTAACGCATCAATCATCAGCCGCTCATGGTTCCCCATCACTGCCCTGAACCAGGGCATCTGCAATAGTTCCAGACATTCGACATTTTCAGTACCGCGATCGATAAGGTCGCCGACCGATATCAGTAAATCCTGCGCCGGGTCAAAATCCACACGATGGAGTTCGGACATCAGTCTGGTGTAGCAACCATGCAGATCACCAACAACCCAGACATTCCTGTATTTGGTACCGTCGATACGGTGATAAATT